CCTTCATGGAGCACGCCACTATCATAACATCTTCAATTACTCAGCGTCGGGTGTCTGAGGAACGTCTGCGGCTTCGACTTCGACAGGCTGTGCTCCGAAGAGTTTCAGTGTCTTGATACCAACAACACGCGGCTCAGTGGATGTATCGGAATCAAGTACGACGTGTGTAGCAGTAACGAACACGATTGTGTAGATACTGGCAACGTCTCTGAGTCCACCACCACGCTTAATGGTGATCTTGTTACCGATGGTCAGATCGAGTGTAGCAGAACCGGAATTCTCTTCGATGAGTGCTTCGAAGTCGTACATAGCGAAAGCCTCAGCGCCCATTTTCAGCTTGAGTGCTGTCTCAATGGCGTCCATGTTGACTGCATCAGGATCATATGCCTGACCTGCGACGGGTGCATGAATCGCTCTGAGCAAGGTAGAATAGGGTGTTTTGGTTTCCTGAGAAAGTTTCTTGAGACTAAGTGTCTCGTTGGCAAGTGCAGTAGAAATAGTGTCTCTGTTCATGTTTTTATCCTCCTGATAATGTGTGTTGCATAGAGTGCAACTCTCTTTTCATCTAAGACAATTATATCATACAATGTAGGGAAGTACAAGCCTTTTTCAATCAATTCACATAATTTTTATTTCACCTCCGTGTAGAATGCAGGGTAGTAGCCTTGCTCATAACTACAGTTGTAGTATGTAAACGATTGTACGTATGTCTCAAATGATCCACCTTGAGCAATAAGATCATTGTACCCTGTTAGTTCATGTGTAGTACCAAACATGTTAAACGGCATCATTTTACATCCATCCATGTATACAGGCACTAGGATACTGTGCAGTTGTTTTGCCTGTGCTTTACTGATACGTGTGTATTCTTTACCGTTGTGATGGATCTCATAGTTATGCATGTTAACGCCTCCGATTGAGTTTATCAAGTATCTTGAGTAGATACCATACTGCTAGGAACACTAAGGACATCAATAGTAGCAATGTGAACCCGTTCATGTCTTCACCTCATCAAATGCAAACCGTACACCGAAACACCAATATACTTTCGTCTCTGGTATGTGTATTTCAGTAACACAGTACAGAGGCACTGTTAACCGTTTCATTTCACGCGTTGTATACAATTCATTTGCTACCAGAAAATGTTTAGGGCATGTTCTTCTCTGGTCAAATTCAGGTCTCACTTGAAAATACTTCATTTGAACACCTCATCAATTTTCTGTGTATCAGTGGTACAAAGACCATGTTCATCCATACGTACAAACGATGCTTTACATTCTGCCATCTTGTTATACGTGCATCCGTAGTTGTGACATTCTACCAGTGTCTTCATGAGTGTATTATCCTCACTTTCTATATTAATATTACCAATCACTGATACAGTACTATGAGCACTGTACCAGTTGTTGATACTATTACATTTCAACAGAGCAGTTATATGATGGTGTAATAAGCATAAACATCAGGACGCCTGTATCAGTGTCTGTATACTGAAATCCTGCCGTGAAGATATTCACGTTATGAGTGACTATCTTGAGATCTGTACCCTTATGATCATAGCACAAGTTACGACAGTAGCTGAATGTTTCATCTTTCGCTTTACTGTGTTTGCCGTACACCTGATTCAGGGATGTAGCAGTAGATTTTTTCCACATAGGAATTTTCTCAATAGCATTTTTTTTCTGTTTGGTAATAGTCATGTTTCTACCTCATACTTTCTTTTGATAGTTGTGAAAATAAGACCATGGCTGATAGTTATGTTCCTGTATCATACCAGTAGTTCCTAGCTTGTGAAGTGTATCATGCCGCAGTGAATAACAATCGTTATCTGGATCACGGTATATCAGAATAGTCTCACTGATCTCATTATGCATGATTCTATATCCTAGTGATAACATTTCTACGGCAGTCTTATATGAGACTATCTTTCTATTCATCCTGTACCATCCTTTACTGTGTAAGACCGTGCGCTTACACTCGCATGTCATAATTACTCTTCGGTTTTGACTACGGGATCAATACCAATTGCCATGTATGCATCATACTGGTCACGTACTGTATAGAAGTATGCATTTGGCTTGACGTCCTGACCGTGCTCAGTGAGGAACGATATCATTTCGGCTTTCTTTGCGTCCTGTACAGCTTGTGCTCTGTCTGATTCTATTTGTTCAACGCGTGCCGTCTCTGTGTACTGTTTGGACAACTCAGTGTTTTCACGTACTAGTTTGTAAGTGTAAATGTGAATATCAGTGACGCGTACACCATCGGTGTAGTTGTTATCAGTAGTTCCAATGTTAATCATTGACGGGACGCGCCCATCAGGTGTAAACGTGCTGTGTTCATTCAGTTTGTTTGACCAGTCAGGGAAATAGTTCAAATTCTGATGGGTGTTTTCGTGCTCACTGCATTCACTATATGCATTGTCACCATCAAATTGAATACCACACTTTTCACATACATAAACGTTCTTCATACCATACCTACTTTCTCATTGCTCATAGCAATGCCCGACATACTGTGTACCATTCCTATCCTGTACCTATTCTATACTCTATCCTTTCTATACTCTATTTACCATGTACTATCAACTACCTATATTATACTACAAGTGCATCCATTAGTGTAGCCAAATCGACGGTCATTTTACACCTCTTTTTTGTGCATAATGCACTCATCCAATGAGTGATATGAGGTGATGAGCGCTATGCCTGCACATCGCACTGAGAAATTTTTTTCAGTTCGTAACCTATTTAGTCCTAGTAGTAGAAGATGCATCGAGCATAAAAAAAAAATAGCCTCCCATTACTGAGAGACCATTTTGAAAATATAGTCACCAACGCTGATGTACAAACAGGCTGTCTTAGTATGGTACACGCCATCCTCATCTGCTAGACCATTACCACACTTTTCCCATGTACGCCCTAGAGTCATCATATCAAGGTATATAGGACTCCTACTAAGATACTCGATTAGTGAAGCCTTCAACTCTTTCAATGTACCAGAGTACCCCATTCCCGCAAGCGCAGACAGGATATCCCTGTCTTCAATACCCCGAAGAATCAGTACTCTATACACCCACTTTCCTAGTAACAACAGTGCTTCACAGTGCTTACTTAGTATGATACGTTCTACTTCCACATAAACACACCAACTTTCTTTACCTTATTCTTCTAAAAGTGTTGACATACTCCCCCATCTAGTATATACTATGGGTAAGAGAATGTCAATAGATATAAAAAGTATTATTTTTTGAAACTGATTCAGTTAGTTCCAGAACTAAATACTTATTTTAATGTAAAGGAGCGTAACTAGTATGCAGTGTATCATATGCAATCACGAAAAGGTAGCGGAAATTGAAGAAGCGTTACTGTGCCGTAACTGGGGAGATAGTAAGATCACACTCGAAAGCATTGCTGAAGAGTATCACGTTGATGTACGCTCCCTACAGGTACACAGTGTAATGCACCTTCCTGTACAGAACGTCACTGGTGGTACAGAAAGCATCACTGAGAAGATCAAACTCAATGAAGCAGAGATTCTCAGACAGGTAGCCAGTGAGTACTTCATTACTCTGCGTAATGTAGGGCAGAAGGTCAACAACATTGTTAACAGCAATGATCCGAGTATGTCAGTACAATTGAAAACTCCCCTAGTGGAATTATACTTAGGTTGTGGTAGTAAGATCAGAGAATCAGTCGAAGGTCTTATTAAACTCAACCAGTCTGCAAATGGTGAAGCCAATACTGGTCTGAATGCTTTAGCACAATTGGTATCCAACTTCCGTAATCCACCTAAAGATAATGATGATGATACCATACCCGACGGTGAGTAATTATGGCAATCGTATGGGGCAAGTTTTCTGCTAAAGCACTTGATTTTATCCAGAACAGTAATGCAAGACTAAACATTCTTCATGGTAGTGTGCGATCGTCGAAGACAGTCAACGTCGATGTTCGTTGGTTAACATATCTGCTAGATGGCCCTCCTGGTGATCTGTTCATGATAGGCAAGACGGTCGCTACACTACAACGTAACGTACTGAATGACATCTTTGACCTAGCAGGACCGAAGAACTACAAATGGATTGACAAACAAAAAGGAGAACTTAGACTCTTTCATCGTAGGATATACGTGATTGGTGCTAACAACGAAGAATCTGAAAGCAAGATACGTGGTGCTACAATAGCAGGTGCGTACTGTGATGAGGCAAACCTCTATCCAGAAGTCTTCTTTAGTCAGCTAATGGCACGTATGTCTATCGCAGATGCTAAGTGTTTCATAACACTCAATCCAGACAGCCCTTACCACTGGTTCTATACCAACTACTTGATGAACGATGAGATCATCAACAAGAAGGTATGGCATTTCACTATGGACGACAATCCTAATCTTGATCCTGAGTACGTGAAGACACTCAAACAGATGTACACTGGTGTTTTCTATCGAAGGTTTATACTAGGTGAGTGGTGTGTAGCTGATGGAATGATCTACGACATGTTCGACGAAAAGCGGCATGTCAAAGTCTTGTCACCTGATGAACAATTGCATGTAGCAAGGTACATTATCGGTTGCGATTATGGTACATCTACTGTAATGTCATGGAGTAAGATAGCAATTATGCTTGATGGTTCATATCATAAGGTGCAAGAGTACTATTACGATGCAGTAGAGAGCAGACGTCAGAAGACTGATAAAGAATTCGGTGACGATTTCGATCTATTCATTAAAGACATACCATATGGTAGACTACACGCTATCTATTGCGATCCATCAGCATCCTCATGGAAAGCTGAACTACGATCAAGACAGTATAGGGTACAGGATGCCGATAATGACGTCATAAATGGTATTCGATTCATGGGTAGTGAACTGGGAAAGACGAACTACACTATGGATCTCTCCTGTGTTAATTCAAGAAGAGAGTATAGCAACTACTGTTGGGATGAGAAAGCACAAGTCATGGGTATTGACAAGCCTATAAAAACTAATGATCATGCCTGTGATAGCGATCGATATGCAATATACACATACGGACAGAATAGTAAAGGAGGAACTTACTAATGTATCCATATAGTATCGGAAGTCTGAATGAAAAGTACGATTGCATGTTGCATGACTTAGACTGGTTGAAGGATGGTCAGGCATTTCCTCCTGCCTCACAAAGAGAACGCATAAAGCGCTACAAAGAGAATGAAATGCTCTTCGAAGGAAACCACTTTGGTATTCAGGAAACTCTATATCAGCAAGCGGCTACAAGGATCACAAGAGTAATAGGGAACTTTGAGAGCATGATATCCTTTCCTGTGCTCCTTAACTATCAGCGCTTGATGTCATTGAAGACTGCCGATCTCGTGTGTGGTGAACATCCTAGTATCAGTACTACAACTGATGAGAATCAGAAGTTAATTAACACAGCAAGACGTAAGAGTAACTTTGACGAGAAGCTGTACAGTACTGCTATTGATCTTTCCAGAATGGGTGACTCCATATGGCGTTGGTTCATTGATGCGAAGACTAAGAAAAAGAACTTTACTGTGTGGTCTCCTATGGAGTGGTTTCCTATTGTATCAAACGACGGTACTAACACTATTACTCATCAAGTTCTTGCATGGGTAGAGACATCTAAAGATGGTATATTCTATCTCAAGGCTCAGGTACACATTGATGGCAGTTACTCTGAATATGTATTTGAGTATAATGGTAGTAACAATGGTAGTGGCGATGGTACACTAGGTAAACAGATATCAGGACCGACTGTAGTACCAACTGGTTATGAAGATAATGCAGTTCAGAACATCAAGGCGTTTGGTACTAGCAGTCATATATTCGGCTATGACGATTACGATCAGATTGACAGTATACTAGTTGAACTGATGGTAAGAGTAGCACAGATAAGTAACATCTTAGACCAACATGCTGATCCATCGCTATACGGTCCTTCTACACTATTAGAGATGGATGAGAAGACTGGCAAGTTATGCTTCAAGAAGGGTAAGTATTACGCACTTAACCCTAATGACCTCCCACCTGAGTACCTTACATGGGATGGTAAAATAGATTCTGCATTCAAGGAATGTGAAATGCTAGTTAACCATCTGTACATACTCAGTGAAATGGGTGCGGCATTACTAGGCAGTGGAGAAGGTAGCACTGGACAGGCAATCAGTGGTACAGCAATGCGGTTTAAGATGGTCAATCCCCTTGCTAAAGTTCGGAGAGTTAGTAATAGCATGACAAGTGCTGTTATTACACTCTTCGAACAACTTACAGGAATTGACGCTGACACGATAAGTGTCGAATGGAAAGATGGTTTACCTGACGATCCTAAAGAAACACTTGAGAATGCTAATCTGGCTACTAAGGGTAGACAGTTGATGCCTTCAAGAGAAGCGATCGTTAAGTTCTTCGATAAGACACTGGAAGAAGCTGATAAGTGGTTGGAATTAGTAGCAGAAGAACCTCCTATTAAACCAATGACCAATGCAGTTACTACAGTGAATCCTAGGAAGAGGGGAAGTGAACTTGGTTTCTCGGATGTCAGTAAACCTAAAGAACAATCCGCAACGCCCGCGAAGGACGATCAGTGAACAGTAACACTAAATACTGAGGAGGGTCAATATGTCTATTAGAAAAATCTTAAAGAAAGCCTTAACTCCTGAACTATTCGCACAGGTTGAGTTGGAACTCGGAGAAGACTACGACGTAGCTTATGTTCCTCAGAAACGTTTGAGTGATGTAATCAAACAGCGTAACGAACTCCGTGAACAGCTTAATCCCGACGATGATGGTGAAGGTGATGAGGACAAAGCACCTGCTACTCCTAAGACAGCAAAAGTCAAAGGACTTACTCCTGAAGAGATTCAGGCAAAGGTTGACGCGGAAGTAGCAAAGGTGGAACAGCGGTACGCAGTTACCGAAAAATTGCGCGAAGCAAAGGTCAGGAATCCGAAGTTACTCCTAAAGGAACTGGATTTGACTAAGGATATTGACGAACAAGTAGCCGCATGGAAGTTGAGTGATCCGTACATGTTCGACATTACGACACCTGCTGAACCACCTGCTGGCACAGGAAAAGATGGTGGTAAACCGGCATTACCGGATTCTACCATGAGTGACGAGGACTACTACAAGTCTATTATGCCTAAATGATGAAGGGAGACAATAACAATGGCAAACACATTCAATAACATTCAGTTGATTGCAAGAGAACTTCTTCCTCGACTGATAAACAACTTGATCATGCCTAACCTGATGTACCGTGATTACTCTGCTGAGTTTGCAAAAGAGGGTAATACAATTCAGGTCGAAGTGCCACCTGTATTTGAAGGCAAGACCTTCAACAGAGCAAACGGTGTTGAGATCCAGAATATCGCCCTCGGTACAGTTCCTGTAACACTCGACAAGATTGCCGACGTTACAGTTGAAATGACCGCTGAGGAAATGGTAACAAACGTCAGCGCAACTCGCAGAGCCGCTATCCTTGATGGTATGGCTATTGCACTTGCTGAGAAGATCAATGCAGAGTGCATGGCACTCTACAAAGACATTCCGTACTTCGTTGGTACAGCAGGAACTACTCCTGACTCTCTCACTGACTTCGCCGATGCTCGTAAGATGCTGACTCATCACAAAGTGCCTCTGGCAGGACGTGTTGCAGTATGGGACGAGAACGCTGATGCTAAGTTCGTTGTACTTGACGGTCTCGTCAAGGTATCCGATGCCGGTACTGCTACTGCCCTTCGTGATGGTGAGATCGGTCGTGTGTTTGGTATCACCAACTACACTACTCAGACCGTTCCTACACACACAACTGGCGCGGCAGGTGTTCCTGCTGTTGACCTCGTTGCTAACTACGCTGTTGGTGCTATGTCACTCCATGTTGACGGTCTTACAGCGGCATTCAAGGTCGGTGATCTCTTTACCATCGCAGGTATCACCTCCACTTCTTTCGTTGTAACATCTGCATCCGCGCTCTCTACAGCGGATCAGGACATCGGCATTTATCCTCCCCTTCCTGCCATCGTTCTCAACGATGCACTGATTACTGTAATCGCAAGTCATGTTGCGAACATGGTATTCAACAAGAATGCCTTTGCATTCGTAACACGTCCTATGCAGTTACCGTCTGATAAGAGTGCCTACTTCACCTCTTACAACGGTATCGGACTCAGAGTCGTAGAAGGCTACGACCAGAAGTACAAGAAGAATACAATCTCCATCGACATCCTGTATGGCATGAAGACTGTATTCCCCGAACTCGCTACGATCGTACTGGGTTAATAGAAGGAGAGGAGAAGCAACATGAGTATTATTGTTAACACGAATAGTTATATAACTGTACTGGAGGCTGATGCTCTTGTTGCTTCACTTTATATTTCTACTGATCCATCCAGAGTAGCGTGGAATGCTCTTGAAGACGCGGATAAGGGTGTACTCCTTGTTCGCAGTCTTAAAGAACTTGAACGATTGAGAGTCACTGGCTGTAAGACAGACATTACACAAGTGCTCGCCTTTCCTAGAAATGCTAACACTGTAGTACCTGACCTCGTGAAAGAAGCGCAGGTAGTTAACGCTCTTGCCATTCTTACTACAGCTAGTAGCGTAACTGGAAGTCCTGTATCTCGTGGAGTGTCTTCATATAGCATTGATGATCTATCGGAGACGTTCGCAAAAGGCGCTGAGGTTACATTGCTAGTAACTAGTAGTGAGGCTCGTAGAATGATGTGGGTGTGGACTAGCGGAGGCTTTGATATCATATGATACCAGATTACTACCATCAGACAGCTTCATTGGAAGTATCTACTGATAGTACAGACGTTAATGGTAACACTATCTTTGAGAGTCCAGTTTCTATAGCGTGTAGAAGCAAGCAGAAATTGCAGAATGTTATCTCGCCAGATGGAAACATTGTCACAACAGGATGGGTTATCACTACTAGTGCTATCGTAAAAGCAGGTGATCGTATAAACGGCAGACCTGTAGTAGGTGTATCAGACTATGTTAGTGCAGGTGGAATAGTCGTTGGCAAGAAGGTGTTAGCATGAAGGTAACTATCAGTTCTAACATTGGACTCGCACAGCGTAAACTAGTAGCCTTTGATAAGAAGTTGAAGACTGCACCTGCTAACATCTATGCACGCTTTGGCAAAATTGTAATAGCACAAGCACATCGTGAAGTGCCATATGATACTGGTAGGTTAATGAAGGGTACTGAATTTGTTACTCGTAAGCATCGTGGTAGTGTAGAGGTTCAATTTAGGTCTAGTGCAGTTAATCCTAAGACGGGAAACAATTATGCATTAGATCAACATGAGAATATCAAGTACAAGCATCTTATTGGAAGAAAAGCACACTACTTATCTGATCCTATACGAGTGAATACACCTTGGTTAACATCAACGTTAGAGAGGTACATTAAACTATGAATCTACTTGATAATCTTACTACAGCCGTATCTGCTCTATCGTTGACTATCAAGCAGGGTGCAATGCCTGACAAGCCTGATGATTGTGTGTGCATGATTCTATCAAACGGAGAGTCTTCTGTAAAGTACTTTGGGATGCCTACTGTCATAGCGTATCCGAAGATCAAGGTGCTTGTCAGAGCCTCAACATATGAGACCTCGCGAACCACCATCATTGCCATGAGAGAGATCTTCAAGACTTACCGCGATTCTGCTGTACTAGGATGCATAGTAATCGGTGACATTGAGGATCTAGGGGATGATGATAATAACAGAAGAACATTTGTCCTTGAGTTAAAATTAATTACGGAGGAGTAAAATACTATGGCAGAAAAAGCATTTACTGGTTTAACAGCCGCTATGAAGACAGGCGCGTATCCTACTGGTGTTACCATTGGATACATCAGTGGCGTTGATCTTACTCTTGAAACTGCTATCATCGAGATTCTCTCGTTTGGTATGCAGTACAAAGAGAAGTTACCGTCTGTCAAGAACTGGTCTGCATCATTCGATGGCACATGTGCTTTCGCAGTTGGTGGCAGTCAGGAGACTATCTACAACGCTTTCAAGAATTCCACATCACTCGTCTTTGGTATCTTCCTTGATGATACTACGTACTTTGAGGGTACAGCATTCATTAAGGATCTCAAGATCAGTGCAAAGCCGGATGATAAGATCTCTCTGAGTGGTTCACTTGAAGGTTCTGGTGCTATCATCCTGAATATCCCCGGCACTGCGGCTGATCTTACATTTGCATGTGTTGATCACGCTACAGCAGGAGCAACAAGCATTGCTACAGTCGCTCCTACTCTGACTGGTGGAAACAGCTACATGTACTGTATCAATGGCGGATTACCTGCTGTTGGCACTAAACTCACTGGTGTAGCAGGATGGGCATCCTATGCTCTCTTATCACCAATACCTTGTGTAAATGGTGCTCGTGTATCGCTTGCTGAGGTCTCTACTGGTGATGTTGTTGTTAAGCGCGGTCAGGCTATTGCAGTCATAACCTAATTCATCTGGTAGGGGCGTTCTGAGTAGGACGCTCCTACTCTACTTTGAAAAATATAACATCGGAGGGCAATATTATGAAAATTACATTTAAGGGTACTGAGTATGACATGGGTACTAACCTCAGAGTCGCGTATGAAGTTCAGGCTGACTTCAATCACAAGCCGTATCAGGAGATCTTTGCAGGTATCAATACCAGTAAGATCGAAGATCAGGTACGTGTACTCTATGCCTCTTTCCGGTCGAAGAACAAGGGAGTTGTCACATACAAGGAGTTCCTTGATGAACTGCTTGACAACTGGGCACTTCATGATGTTATGGCTTTAATCAATGATCTCATTGAGGGTATCACATTTAATGGTATGACACCTGAGCAGATTGAGAAGATACAGGCGAAAGCAGACGGAAAAAACTAACAGCAACTCCTTTGACGTGGTACGGTCTGTTCAAGCAAGGTGCTCAAATTGGTCTACTACCTGATCAAGTGTTAGACCTTGATCTATGGCAATTCAACGCAGTAGTTGATGGATATCAAGAGAGTATACTTGATCAGACCGTTATCGCAGTACAATCAGGGTATTGGAGTTGCTACTGGAATATGAATCCTGATGCAAAGACTCTGCAAGAAGTAATACGTTCCTATACACATCCAAACGAAATAGCAGAAGAAAAGGACGTTCAACCCGACATAAATCAGTTTGTCGCTAGGACTCAACTATTTGAGGGGAGTGAACATAGTGTCAACACAATATATTAACTATGTGTTTACAGGCAACACTACATCTCTTGATTCCTCAGTACTGAGATCACAGAAGATGTTCACTGATTTAACTAACAGTACAAACAGATCGACCAGTATGTTGGGTATAGGCGTTAATAAAATTTCGTCTGCTATGAATGGTCTTCTTATGACCGCTAGAGTGCTTACAGGGGTATTTGCCTCTGGAGCATTCCTAGGTTCGGCTATAAACAAGAGCATGAACTTCATTGAAACTATTAATATGTTTCAAGTATCTATGAAGGACACCATTGGTGTTGCACAAGAATTTCAGGATACTATGTCAGAAAAGTTTGGTCTTGATCCTCAAGTACTAATGAAAGCACAAGCAGAGTTTAATCTTCTTACTGGATCAATGGGAGTTGTAACAGAGACTTCTAGCAAAATGTCAGAAGGTCTTACTAAGGTTGGTGTTGATATTGCTTCATTATGGAACATTGATGTTGATGTAGCAATGGGTAAACTAGCTTCTGGTATGGTAGGTTACTCAAGAGCACTTAGAGACGTTGGTATTGATGTATCTGTTAATGCACTTAAATTCGAGGCTCAAAGTCAGGGGATTACTGCTAATATAAATACCATGTCACAAGCCACTAAGATGCAATTGCGTTATGCCGCTATCGTAAGACAAGCTAATGCGGCTATTGGTGACTTCTCAAGAACAATCGAACAACCTGCTAACCAGTCAAGAATACTCGGAGAGCAGATGGATATGGTGTCTCGTCATATTGGAGATATCTTCTTACCTACTGTAGCGGCTGTTCTTCCTTACTTGAATGCTTTTGCTATGGTACTTAACACAGCACTAAAAGCCTTAGCAGTATTTGCAGGGTACACTGGTCTTGAAGACTCAGCTATCGCTAATGCTGATCTTTCGAATGGCATGGCAGACTTTGGTGACGAAGCTGATTCTGCCGCTACTGGTGTTGGTAAAGTAGCTAAAGAAGTTGACAATCTTATGACTGGTATGGATGAATTACACAAGATTGCCTTACCTACAGCTAGTAGTGGTTCTGGAAGTGGTGGAACTGGTAGCGATTATACTATTAAGATTCCCGAAGTTGATAATAGTATGGAACAGACTACCATGCGTGCTATTGCAATGGCTAAGGATATTCAAGATGCTTTCATGGCTATTGATTTTAGTAGACTGATAACATCCTTCTTTGACTTTAAGTTTTCACTAGGTAACGTTACGCAATTAGGTAAAGACTTCTACAGTTATGTATTACAACCTTTCGCATCATGGTCTATCGGAACTGGTATACCATTATTCTTTGACGCCATGACCACATTCAATTTGACTGTAGTACCTGCATTAAGTAAATATATGCCTACACTTGGTAAGTTTAATACTGAATTCCTACAACCTATTGGAGAGTGGACTCTAGGTACTGCACTTCCTTCTCTATTCACTGATTTTGGTAACTTCCTTACTAAGATACAACCTAATGTAGACGATATAGTAGGAAGTCTAGGAGACTTTTGGACTGGATTCCTCAAGCCTATTGGTAACTGGGTAGTGGATACAGGAGTGCCCGGCACACTTGATGCTATTGCTATCTTTATGACTGGTATTGATCCAGTCATTGACGTAGTAGCAGATGGTCTGAAAAAAGCATGGGATAGTTTCTTTGAACCAATAGCCACATGGACTGTTACTACTGCTCTTCCTACTGTTGCTACATGGTTCGCAGATGTTGGTGACTTCCTAGTGAAAAATCCAGACTTTGCAGGATCACTTTCTAATATAGTAGCAACACTTGTTATCTTGAAGGGTGTATCATTAGTAGTTACTGGTGGTATGGCATTCATAGAATTCATAAAAGGACTAGCGGCAGTTAAGGGCATAGCTAGTATAATTGAACTCTTCAAGAGTATGGGTAAGTTAGGAAAGATAGATGTTGGTAGTGTCATTCCTAAGACTACTACTGCATCTGGAACACCTAATACAATCACAAGTAGTTACATTACATCAGCATACGTTACTACAGCTTTTGTCACCACAATGTATGTAACTACTATGATAGGTGGTAATAATAGTGGGATACCATCAGCAGGTAGTCCATCTACTGGTACACCTGCTTTACCTTCTGGTAATGCCGCTACTGGTGCACTTCCTTCTGGTTCAAGTAGCGTACCAGTAGTTCCTGTACAGCCATACAGACAGTGGAATGGTTTTCCTACTACTCAAGATCAGCTACCGTCCGGTAAGTATGAACTGCCATCTGGTGAAGCATACAAGCCTAGTTCTACTAATCCTGCTGATATGAAGGATGTAACACCAAAGAGCAGTAGTGGAGTTCTTAATGCTATACTAGGTTTTGTATCTACTAACCTACCTAAGATAGCGTTAGCAGGAGAGTTTGCGGGTTTGGCTACACTAACAGGTGATGTGCATCATATATCACAGTCAAAACTCGGAGATACTAGTAGTAGTGCATACACAGATGGAGCATCAATACAGGGATTCTTTAATTCCAACTTTGCTACCAACTTCTGGAATGGTCTTACAGCACTTACTGCTCCTAAAGATACTGGTACTTCTGGCAGTGCTCCAACTTCAATGAACTCTGCAAGTGGCTCATATGCGGATGAGAAACAGCAAGAGATACAGGCTAAGAACACTGAGGAAGTAGCCAAAGCCGCTAGAACACAAGAAATACTCAAAGCGGCTATGAATGGTACACTAGCTGAGTTAGCACCATACAACAGTGGTGTTAACACTCAGACTAAGGTCTTTGAAGACTTACGGTCACAGATGGATCGAAACTTACAGATCACTAATCTCTTAACTGGTGGTAGTGGTACATTAAGTGGTTCACTCTTTGACCTAGGTGGTAAGACTGATGAAGTAACTGGTGGTTTCAACTTCCTCAAGGGTGGCGCGGATTCTGCTAGTAAGGGTATTGAAGGAACTCATACAACAATGACTACACTTCTTCTTCCCACTATGAAGGGTGCAAAGACTACCATTGATGATTCTACTTTCGGAATGACTACTGCATTCGGTAACATGTCCACTAACGCTTCTCAACATGCTCTACTTACATCCGGTGCGTTAGGGAGACTTGGTACTGATAGCAAGACGAACTTATCAACATGGGGAACTAGTGTTAGCACAAATGCTAAGAGCGCCGCTACCTCCATGTTCGATCATACAAATACTGGTGTTAGGGATACAACTCCTCTCTACTCTCAGTTCGCTAATAGCATAACTGGTAAGATGCTAGTGACTGCTTCTAATGTAAGATCAGCTATGATCTCTATCGTAAGAAGTATCTCATTCCTTCCTACCTCTACTGCACCAGAAGTGGTTGCTACTTCTATGAACCGCCTGTATACTAATGTAATTGATCATCTTCCTATGTTTGCAGGTGGTGGTATCTTCAATAAGGCTACAGCAGGTATCGTTGGTGAAGCAGGAGCAGAAGCTGTTATCCCACTATCGCAAGGGAAATTGCAGAAGTACTTCGCTCCTATCATGCAGGGAACTGGCAATCAGGATGCTCTAGTAGCTAAGGTCGCAAGTGCTGTAGTCTCTGGTTTCTCTACTGCTCTACAGAATCAAGCACAGACAGAACGTCCTACAGTAGTTAATCTTGATGGTAAGGTGATCTACTCTAATCAGCAAAAGGTTGCCGCTAAACGTGGTATCGACTTTGGAATGGGGGTATTTGCAAAATGATTGGTAATGGTATCATAAAGATCAATGGAGTAGTACTTCCATATCCAAACAACGATCTAAACTTTAAGAGACAACAGTTTGTTGACAGCACACGTAACGCTCTAGGTAAAGTGGTTGCTCAAAAGATCAACCGTCGCATACTCAAGATTGACTCTCTTCAATGGGATTTCTTAACAGCAAGTGTATGGAGATCTATACAGGTTGAGATAGAGAAACTTGAAGGTGACATGGAGATATGGGATAACCTATCAGGTGCATTCGTCACTCTCAAGGTATACTGGGGTGATGAAGAAGCTACTCCGCACAAAGCTAACATGGAGACTGGTGAGATACTTGAGTATGTTAATTGTAAGTGTAACATTATTGACATGGGGTATTGAAGATGGAAACTACATCTGCCAACTACAAAACTGATATAGAGAAGAAACTCAGAAACTTCTCTTACATCAAGATTATTATAAACATGGCTGATCCTACTACAGCGGATACCAATACCACTGTAGACAATGATCATGCTTATTTCTCGGATGTAACTACTACTGATAAAGCACTGAATACCTCTAATACTTACGCAACAATGGAGCATAACAGACTTGTGTTGGATGGAACACAAGTCTGCCCTCCTGAGATTGGTGATCCTATTGATTTATATCAAGGGTATGTAAGTTCTAGTATCAGTGATGCGTCTGGTAGCTTTCCAATATCTCCTAAGATCACTACTACATTCCCTTCCCTTGTACACTTTGCCGCCTTATCATTCGCCTTTGATGTAGCAACTGAATGTTACCCTTCTGATTTACAGATTATATCATACAATGGTGTAACTGTAGTAGAAGATATAACATGCCATCCTACTTCTTCTAAATTCATAACACCACTAGGAGTACCTTCCAGTGGGTATTGCGACAAGATTGAGGTTATCTTCAAAACAATGGTCACTCCACACCGTAGAGCAAGGATGGCATATATGGTGTTTGGACTCATGAAGGAATGGACAGATAGTACGATAACTACATCTACATTAAAGAGAGAGACAGATTTACTTAATTCAGTCCTACCAGTACACACTTTAGAGTTTACTAGCATTGACGTAAACAAGGAATACAATCTAGACAATCCTACTGGTATGTGGCAGTATATTGAGCAACTTCAACCTATCACAATCCTGTATGGATATCAGTTGGATAGTGGCATTGTAGAATGGGTAACAGGTGGGCATATTTTTACTAATGGTGAAATGACATCTGAGTCCTCTGGTGCACTTTCTACTATCACTTTCTTCGGAGAGTCATTACTGGAACAGTTGAAGACTACGTACTACAAGGGTGTGTATAGTGTCGCTCCTGTGTCCTTATACACTTTAGCACAGAATGTTCTTACCTTTGCTAACTTACCTGCATTATCTGATGGCAGTTCAGCTTACTACATCGATCCATCTCTATCAACGATTATGACATCATGTCCTCTTCCTGAGAAGCAAGTGAACGAATTACTTCAATTGATTGCAAATGCAGGAAGATGCGTACTCTACACAGACAGGGATGGTAGGATTAACATCAGGCACATTGATGAGACATTAGTTGACTTTACTCTTGACTTTGATAACATGAAGACTATTCCGAAAGTCAACAAGATACCTGCTCTCCTATCAGTATCTACCTCGTATGTCTCACTAAAGGTTGAAGCAACTACTTCCTCTATGATACGCTCAGATTTTAGTCTTACAACAAATACTCAATACACACTAGCGTATGGTAGTGAAGCAGTTGGTAGTTCTTATACCGTAACTGGAACTTTGGTCGTAGTAGGTGCTCCTGTGTATTATGCACACTCTTGTGTTATAACACTCAATGGCATTGGTACACTTGAGGTACTAGGATACAAGATCAACAGATCAGAAATACCTACTAAACTAATGGTAGGTGCAGTAGGTTATGATTGTCCTATGGCAAATGAGTTGATCAATAACCTCGCGGACGCTACCGCTTATGCCTCATGGGTGTCTTCAATTCTGTCACGAAGTAATGAATATGCACTAACTGATAGAGGCTACCCCGAACTTGATACACTTGATACGATCAATGTACAAACACTTTTCTCTGCTAGTATTGAAGCCACTGTTGTAAAGCATAAACTAATGTATAATGGTGCTCTGTCTGCTGAAACAACAGTACTCTCGAAATGAGGTGATCTAATGGCATGGACAACACCAATCACTGATAGAACATTAGCAGATATTGAGTATGCTATTACTCATCAGGATGCAGTACTAGACCTGAAAGGTGCATGGAATATATCAGACATCAATCGTATTATTGACAACACGGACTATCTTAAAACGCAACTTAATAACTACGGTTACTTCTTTCCATATACTACTCTTACGCATCTAGTGGAGACTGACTTTCCATTCGATGCTAGTTTCGTTACAGTATTGAAGACTAATGTTATCTCAATGGTAGATGCTTTTTACAAGCAGGGCAATCCTACTATCGTTATTAACACTAATCCTACATACACTATGGCAAATAGCATTGAGATCAACCTACAGAGCACACTGGATTTACTCACGTTGCTACCTCAGAGTTTCAGGCGTTGTGGTACATTCTCTTGTGGTACAGACTTTAGATTATAAGGAGGAATTGCATGGCTTACGTAAAGACCAACTGGTCAGATAAGGTAGTATCAACACCTAACAAATACAGAGACCAAAATAATGTTCCTTATACTTTCACACCAGATGAAGGTGTAGTAACTAGTGCAGGTACTCCTGTTAGTGCAGGTAATCTCAACAAGATAGAGAGTGGACTATATGATGCATCTGTTCTACTTGATGCTGTTGTTGGTATTAAAACTGTTACACTATCTACTGCATGGTCAGGAACTTCTGCACCATATACTCAAGTAGTAACAGTCTCTGGCGTGACGGCTAATGATGAGCCAATTATATCACCAATATATAGTTCAACTCTTGCTACTGCATTACTAGAAAAAGATGCATGGTCTATGGTTAACAAAGCAGTAACAGGAACAGACTCAATTACTTTTACATGCTTTGAAGATAAGCCTGTTACTGCAATCACTGTTCAAGTAAAGGGGGTGTAACCTTTGGGAAATGCAATACTAATGGGAAATGGTGGTAGCGCTCAGTTTATTAAGGGAAGGAAGATACTGGAAGTAGCAGACATCAGTTCTAATACACCTATGTTATTCTGCGGTGATTACGGTTACTCATGGTCTGGTGCAGTATTAAGTATCTTTCGTCTACATTATAGTAAAAGAACGTATACCTTGTTAGGCACTGTCACTCCAATAGCCTCTAAAGTTATACTTACTGCTTTCGCTACACCTGATAATAGTAGAGTATACCTTGTAATAGGTACTACCTCATCCACTGCACCTTACTATTTAGCAGAAATAAACGTTTCTGCTAGAACTTCAATAACACGAGTAACTAGTGCATCTAACTTAGTTGGAATATTGTATGCTAATGACACCTATATCTATTACAGTGATGGTACAAATATGTATAAAGCATTAGTAGCTACTTTTGCTACAGTAACGTCTCTTTCAGGTGGTGCATCGGATTCTGAATTGTACGATACTAATACAAGACAGTTATCACCAGATGGAAATACACTACTATTTTGTCAAGTGTTTAGAAATAACTGGACTTATACAACCTTTAACTTAACCACCTTAGTTCGTACTACTATGTATAGATCACCCGGTGATACTAATCAGCGTATCTCTGGTGGAGTGTTTATTGATAACACTTACGCATACATCCTTGGAACTTATCAAGGTTATGGGGCTAGAACATTATATAAATGCTTACTATCAACTGGTGCAACAATAGCCACATGGTACAGTATTTCATCTTTGACTAATGTATGTGATTCACCAATAAGCGTTTCGTCATTATCTTTTGATTCTTTGTTTATGCTAGATGCTAAGAACTCTGAAATGTATATAAAAGTGACTACCAGTGCAACTCCACTGGAAGGTGTACTTCTGTGCATTGATATCACTACCATGAACATAGTAGACATTATTACCCTAGGAAAAGCAATTGGTGCATCTTCATACTCTCTTGGGAATCCATATGTTCAATCCTCATTCTCCAACTATGGAAAACCAACCTCTGTACTCTATGTTTATGACAGTCAACTTATGAAAACTAAAGTTATATTAAGAAAGTGAGGTTCATTATGATCTTTTTAAAAATAGACTCTGATAACAAGGTTACTACAATTTACTACTACCCATTTGATTTGGAGTATGGTTTGCATCAAACTGAGGAGGAACTACTCTCTGTAGGTTACTTAGTAGATAGTATACCTGATCCGGAAGTTCGTGACAACTACGCTCCTACACTATATTATAACCCTGTTGAAAAGACATTTTATTACGTCTATACTCAAATTAACGTACCCGTAATAGAACCAACTACTTCTGATCTAGCCGCAACACAGACAGTGATTATGGAAGTACTCGCTACTATGTGTGAAGGTTTAATCACTAATGGACTAATGTAAGAAGGGAGATTAACATGGTTGAGATGTATGTAAGACTAGTCAGAGAGGGGAGGCGTGTACTTGAAGACTTTGAAGGTAACACAATCCCACTCGTACCCGAACGGTATCGGTCGCAGGTTGCAGAGATCATTAATGCTGTTGCTTGACGTAATTAAGTTTTTGCTGAAAGGAGGAAGTATGATTATGATTGACATGTATGTAGCTTTGGTCATTGCGAAACGCAGAACACTCGTTCCTGATTCTGGTGTTGTTCTTGTTCCTGCAAGATATCAGGATGCAGTAAGAGTTGAGTTGAGAGCACTGGGATTGGACGATGCAGGAGATCCCCTTGTAGTGTAAGGAGACATATGGTGTATATTAGGAGTCCTACTATACCTAACAGGGGGATTGGTTATGAGCGAAAATGAAGTCGCGTCTCTTACTCGTAAACTAGACGATATTAATGATATTGTTATAGCTATTAGTGAGAGACTAAAAGATTTACCAGAAATGAAAGTTACTGTTAGCGATCATGATAAGAAGCTAATAGCAATGGACTACGAGAACAGACAATTTAGACAGCACTGTAAAGATGTGCAATTATCTAAAGAGGAGTTCAATAAGAGAACTGCCATAAACTGGGGTAATGTAAAGACCACGATAATAGGAACTGTTATATCAGGTCTGCTTATGTTATTACTAGGACTATACTTAGGCAATGTCTTTTAATACAAAGGAGGGCGAAACATGACACAGAAAAGATGGTACTCTAAAATCTCATGGGTAGCAGTCGTATCCATTATCATGCTTGTAATGAGCAATTATGGTATCTATGATATGATTGGCATGACATCTACAGTCTTCAAGAGTCTCGTTGACCTTGTTTTTGTAGTGTTAGCATCGGTTGGTATCTTCAATAATCCAACCAGTAAGGAGAATTGGTAATGCTTACGAACCTATCATTAGTCGAGTTTGGTATCTCGTGTCTCGGCACTGGTTACGTTTATGGAACTAATGGTCAGATGTGTACTGCCAAACTCATTGAAGCGAAGAGACTGCAATACAAGGATATTGCAGGTTCTTCCTTCTTCGATGGTAACAATGGTAAGACATACGCTGACCGCTGTAAGCGTTGGATTGGACACATGGTTCGTGACTGTTCTGGTCTTATTGACGAACCTCTCGGAGTTGACAAATCTGCGCATGGTTACTACTTAGAGAGCACTAAGAAAGGTGCTATTACACAAGAACCGGAAGTGCTCGGTGTATTACTCTTTATGATGAACTCCGAAGGTCATGTATTCCATGTGGGTATGTATGTAGGTAATGGTGATGCTATAGAATCCCGTGGAGTTGACTATGGTGTCGTCAGAACTAAACTAACAGAGCGTAAGTGGACACACTACGGTTTCTGTTCTATAGTTGACTATGGTGCAAAGGAGAGTGACGAAGTGCTTAAAATCGGATCAAAAGGAGACGCAGTAAACGCTCTAAAAGTAAGTTTGAATACTATTGGTTATCAACTGCCATATGATGGTAACTTCGATCAGGCTCTGGCTGATGTAATCAGCTACGAGCAGGGTAAGAATGGTCTTGAAGTAACAGGTACGTATACTGATCAGTTTGCTCTCAGACTGGCTGAGTTGATTTACAACAAGAGTCAGGCTAAGAATACACCGGAGAACATCAAGTACATTGCAGAAGCAAACAAGTATAAGAATGCTCTTGCTTCTATCAGTGCAATTGTTAAGCAGTATTGATCTCAGATCACTACAACAAAAAAGAGAAGCATGTGAGTGCTTCCCTTTTTTTTTTATTCCTCTGTAGTATATTTATTTACCACATAGCAAGTTGCGTCAACCTTTACATTCATTAGTGTCAGTTTAACAATAGGAAAGCATTTTGGCTCTACTATAAGTGTTAATCCCACTACATTCTGCATCTCGTGACCATCAATAAAGACTTTACCTCTTCCCTGTTCATCCAGTTTGATAGCTACTTCACTCATTTTCTATTCCTCAAATAGTATCGCAGATGCAGATAAGCATCCTTTGTGTGCTCTGTGCACTCCTTGCCAGTAATCTGTTTCAGTAGTATGAAGTTATCATCAAGACCACCACTGTACTTCTTCTTATCAGCACCCTGTATGATAGGTGTAATCTCTACCATTTGACACCAGAGTTTAATTACTCCTATAACCTCCACTGGATAAAAGGTATTGAATGATAGACTCTTTGCTTTATCAGGGTAAAGTGCAAAGCGTTCTAGTATTACTACTGTAGGTTCTAGTGTCTCTAACATCACATACATATCAGTAAGAGACTCTGGAATTGTACCACCTTTTATCTCCTTAGTAACATCGTCGTAGAACACCCACCCTGTACTATTTCCGGGATCTAATGCTATAATCTTCATAATGATCCCTCCCTAGACTACAGTAATGCTCAAAAAAATACTCTACATGCCTCTCATACTTAACTGTCCTACAATCATGATCACACTTACAGTAATCACAGTACCATCTTCCTGCACATGACCTATACATACTAAAGATACTCTTTAGAATATACTCAGCAATAGGTTTGACATAGTACTGATATTTAGTTAACTTCTCAGGATTCATTGTGCGCCTCCATGTAGATAACCTTCTTATTATGCTTCTTAGCATATGCTATCTCAGATCTAGTACTGTCACCCATGTAATCACCTTTGTTTATTACATAGATAGCATCAGACATATCAATCTTTCGCTTATGCATATCATCCAACATAATCTTCTGTTCCTCAGTGAAGACATCACCAGAATGACCGAAGCATCCAACGGAAATTACTAGGAAGCCATTGAGTGTCAAGTCCTTCTGTGCGCTCATAAACTCTTCCTTAAACCTAGTACTTCCACACAACGTTATAATCTTATACTTACCAATCATTTGTCCTGTACCTCCATCTTCTGAAACTCAATTAGAAATGACACATTACACGCTATGTGATCTATATGTAGAAAACCAGACTCAGCATCTACACTATTCGGATCACGAAGATACTCGCATAGATGTCTCATAAGAGCATCCTTATATCTCCATGCCTCTACTGTCTTCCAGTTATCAGGGTCACCATACTTATCTACACCATAACCACGTATTCTAGCTACTGCTTCAATTAGTGAAGGTGGTACTAGTGACATGCGAAGTTTTCCTTCATCGCTCTTTGCCCCCCACTTACCTTCTACTTTAGTAGCATACTCTTTGTTAACGAAGTCATTAGCTAGTTTCTTTGATAGTGCGTTAGCATTTGATACAGCCTCATCAATAGTCTCCATACCTAGTATACCTTTTAAGGCGTCTGTTGTATCAACCGTAGGTCTTTTATTCTTCCTCTTACCATTAGAAAGATAGAATGGCATGTATATCTTCCTCCTTTAATCTTACTTTGCGTCCAACGTATATATCTACTGTCTTAGGGTATTGTAGATAGAACACTTCTACAGCACTAGTCTGACCTAGCCTACAGAGTCTATCCTCAGCTTGTGTGTTGTTACTAGGCGACCAATCCTTGTCTATAAAGATTGCAGTATCACACACAGATTGTAGACCATCAATTCCTGTTCCTGCACTTCCTATTGTTCCTACAAAGACCTGTATACCACCTTTAACGAACGCATCTATTGAGTCAGTACGTTCGTCCGATGTCATTTTTCCGGTGTATGAAGTAACTGATACATCGAGTTTCTTGCAATGTTTAACAAGTTCTTCTACAGTACTACGGAAGTGACTGAACACCACTATTCTCTTATCAGGGTTATCTATTGCTAGATCACTGATATAGTCAAACTTAGGGTTCTCACAATCAGGTATATACAAAGCAGGATTAGCAGTCACCTGTTGTAATCTAAGAAAGTGTACTGCCGCATTCTGTATTGTCATTTCCTTTGGTAGTTCATCAAAGAGTAACTTAACAGCATCCTTGTACAGCTTCGTTTGTGCTTTGCACATTTCAAGGTTTACAGGATACACAGCCTTAGCAGGAAGGTCTTTTAGTACCTCTTGCTTTGTGTGTCGTATTACCCTGTAGTCTGTTAGCTTCTTCAATACACTACGCATGTTCTCATTTTTAGTAAGTCCCATTGGCATAGTACCAAAGATGTCAGTAACAGTAGTGCAGAACATAGACACAAATCTCCAATAGCTGTCTCCTACCAACTTATGATCTAACCAGTCAAAGATACTCCACATATCATCTGGCATATTCATGATAGGTGTTCCTGTTAGAGCAAACTTGTACATAGCAGGTATGCTCTTTAAGCCTTTAGTCCTCTTAGCATCCCTGTTCTTTATACGGTGTGCTTCATCTGCTATTACACAATCCCAGTGTACACCTCTTAGCATTTCAGCATACCGTACTACTGCAAGTTTCTCATAGTTAATTACTACTACCTGTGTATCAGGGTATACTTCCTTTGGCGTAATGACTACCCTCCTTTCTGGACACCACTCAGCAAACTGATTCTTCCAGTGTGGCATTACACTCTTAGGGCACACAACTAGTATCCTCTTGATACCTAGTAGTCTACATGCTTCTATCGCCTCAGCAGTCTTGCCTAGTCCCATATCATTAGCATTCAGCATCGTCTTCATACGTATCATTTCCAGTACGTCTGTAACTTGATAATCCCTGAACTTCGGGTTAACCGCGAATGCGCGGAAGTCTATAGTCCTGTCTTCAATAGGAAGGTTAAGTGCTAACCTCAACGCTATCGTATCAGGTGCTGTGTAGTTGTGTGGACTCTTTTTTATGAGTTTACAGCGTTCAGCGAACTCATAGTCGTCGGTAAAAATTTCAAGTTTTCCACTAGAGTTAACTCTTGATTCAAGCATGTGTACTCCTTCATTTCCCCCCACTTATACCCTGTCTCGACATCTGCCTTGAAGGGGACAGTAAGGTCTGGTATGTAACGTGTAGGAATCTCCGCCATGATTCTGCATCCTTCTACAGCTACAGCATCTATGATCTCAGGGATGTCAATTATTTCCAACACGATACTATCATGTACTGTTATGATAATCTTTACATAGTCTTGAAGACCTACTGCGTCAATCCAGTCTTGAAGATCTAGTATGGACATAACAGTGCAATCACTTGCTACAGACTGTACAGGCATATTGATAAACTCATTCTGAATGTGATACAGATTCTCATTTGTTAACACAAAGTGTCTTCTACGTCCGAATAGACTAATGCACTCTTCTCCCCTAGCGGCTTTGCGTCTCTGCTCTGCTAAGTATCTGACAAGAGTAGGCATTGGCTGATACCATCGTCTTATAAGACTCTGTGCCTCTGTGATTGATATACCAAACGATGCTGACAATCTTCCTGCTCCTACACCAAACGGCACACCAAAGTTAATTTCCTTTACTCTAGTACGCTCTTCTTTGGTGTATTCAGCACCGAACATATCAGTAGCGACTGAACTATGTAAATCTCTACCTTCTCTATAGATTGCTTCTAAGTAAGGCTCTTTACTCAACACAGTAAGTACACGTAGTTCTGCCTGAGAGTAATCGAATTGCAGTAACTTGTACCCTGCCTTTGGTATGAAGAGATTCTTAATCGTTTTGTCTCGTGGTATGTTCTGCATGTTAGGATTGTTACTTGAGAGTCTACCTGTCTCAGTACCATGTAAGTTATAGCTACAGCGGATACGCCCGTCTCTACCCATAACTTTCATTATACCATTCACGTATGTGTCAAGCTGTTTGTTGAACTTACGTGACACCATAAGAGCATCAAGGAACTTAGTACCTATAGCGTGCTCAGTATCAGCAGGAGTAACGCGTGAATGCACTTCATCTAAGAGCATCGTAATACTCTCTTCATCCGTACTAGATATTGCATGACCTACGGCTCTCTCAAGCAACCACTTCAACTGCTTAGGACTCTTGATGTTAAACTCTCTCGGTACTTGTTTAGCACCAGACTGCTGTGTGTATACTACAGGATTCCATATCTGAGCAACCAGTTCGTCTACATGCTTCTGTGCCTCTTCCAGATCGTCAATCAGCCTGTTTGCAAGTACAGGCAGATAATTACAGTCTGTCATGACGCCATTCATTTCTACCCTAGCGTAGACATTACTAGCCTTGATCAACTTGCGGTATATGAACTCAGAACGTGGATCAGCTAGTCTCTTCAATGTGGGTAGTAGTCGTCTGGTAGCAATGCAATCCTTTAGCATGTATGGTATAAGCGTAGCAATCGGAATAAGGTCGTAAGTAAAGTTTTCCAGTGTAACCTTATGTTCACGACACCACTGCTTCTTAAATGCTTCCAGTTCATCATCCCATCTAGGTGCTTGTAGATACAGTACGCCTAGGTCTTTTAATTTATGTGTACCCTTCTTTTCATTGATACCAGTGTAATGAAGCAATCCTACATCCTCATCAACTCGTGCATCAATATCGTTCATATACTTCAAACGGCTGACATCAAACTTACCATTCGCCCACACCCACGTTATTGAAGGAGATTTTAACAACTCGCGCATTGCGGAAATGGTGCGCTCTGTAAATACAGTAAAGGCTACAGCTTCGTTATCTGAGTATGCAAATCCAATCGACAGCAATCGATTACCTTCGAACGCTAGGTATTTAGACTCGATATCACACCCTATGATACTGTCAACAGCTAGGTCAGGCAACCTAGCAATCCACTCCAATGTTTCTTCCTCTGTTTGCGCTGTGTGCCCTACTAGGTTATTCCAGTCCCATGTTGACTCATTACCGTTCGATGCAGAATAGTTGAGCAGTGCTTCACCAAACTTTTCGAGTATCATCATGTTAAAGCGTAGTACCTTGAGAGTAGGTACATACATCGTGTTAGTGTTAACGTCAATCTTAAACCACACCTCAGAGTTGGATGTCTCTACTACCTTACGGTCACTAGGGAAGTCCGGTGCTATTGCTTTTACTAAATCTTTTAGAATCATTTCCTTTTACTCCTTATTAGAAAATCCATGTAGTCTTTTCCAAAGAGACGAGATAACGACCAGTCGTGTATCACTGCACCCAGTACATAGGAAATTATTCCTACTACTATTAAGAGGAAGATTCGCATTCAAGATCCTCCTCTCGTGGCAAGTAGCACTTTGTGGATTCAGATGGTACAGCAAAAGGAAAGTCAATGTGCTCTTTGCTGTTAGCATTAGTAAACCACGTAACACCATTGTCGTTAGTAAAGATCTTTGCATCAATCATGTACGCAGTGCAGTTATCATGCAATTCTCTAAACACGGAAGAGCAACGAAGATTCTGTTGCATATAAGGAGTACCCTCATATGTCATTACGTCAATCCACTCATCATCCTCACCAGTAAGCGGTGTGAGTGGTTTGAAATTTACCAGACGTGTAAACATATGCAGTGCATAGTTTCCTGTTGAGCCAGTATGCCCCTGACTCGCAAACATTTGTATGAGATTAAGTACCTCATTGTTCATTTCCTCTTGCATTGCCTTTGCATCATCATCGCAATACTTCATAAGTAATGTTGCTTCTTTTCTAGCGTGTGTTATCAAACTCATGTTATTATTCCTCCTAATTTTTCTAGTGCATCACTCATGCTGTAACCATCTATACCGTAACTCTTACCACTCTTCATGTAGATTATACATCTTCTAGCTAGAGTATTGTTCTCTATGCTAGAGACATCCTCTGGATTAATTAGTATCTTTCCGAACTGCACCATTCGCATTTACTCCACCTCTTGAGGTTTTACTCTTACTTTCAGGTATTGTAGTAACTGCTGTGTACCCCTGAAAGCACTCGTGCTCACTCCCATTACTGCTCCTGCTATCACAAGCTGTTTATAAAGGTCTTGCATATACCAACGATCCACATTGATCAACTCACGTACCATCTTAATGCTAACTACACCCGATTGAAGAGCAATCTCCAATACAGGATACTCGTTGAGTATGCTGTCCACGACTTTAGTATCTAATACTACACTCATATTATTACTTCCTCCTAATCATCTGGATTCATTTCTTTTGCCATGTCAATAAGAATCTTGTCAGGTGAATATGCTCCACTACCAGTTACTCTTAGCAATCCTCTTCTTAGTAGTTCACTTATAATCTTTGATGCTTCAAGCTGATCTATTCCTAGGATTTCTCTTACCTGACCACCTCTGAACATGTTACTGGAAAGAAGAATCTTCAATGCAGGATTAGTAGCACAGAGTGCCTTGATAAACACTGTATTCTCCTTGCGCTGACGTTGTGATCTTTTGTATTCATTCATGAAGCCCTTGTAGTCCATTGTCTTCTTATCATATGTCATACGTAAGAACTCTTCTGCCATATGCACATCAGTTTCAGAAAGTACCACGTTACCACCAAACACTTGACCTCTGAGTCCAGAGAATGCTACTGATAACCGTATGATCTTCTCATGTACTGCTACACCTACGACTAGTGGTCCTCCACCATAATCTTTATCTAAGTCCTTACTACACTTGACAACTGCATCATCCACTTCTTTCGTTATGATGATTCCTTCCTTTGGTACTGACCACATAGTAGTTATCATGTCAGCCCATTGAGTAGTAGGTAAGAAAGGTGTATTAGGAATTCCTTCCAATGTCTCTACGTCTTCTCTGGCGGCTGTAAGTACGAGATCAAAACGCGCCTGATCTTCTACTACTGGTATAAACTCTACGAAAGCACCGTATCCTTTCCAATAGAAGTCTTCAAGATTCCTACCAGATCGAGGATTGGACATCCAGATGAGTCTAGTACGTGCTCTTGCTTCACCTTTAGCTATCTTGTTTATCGTAACAGCACCTGATGATCTAGTAGCACTCAGTTCCTTAATATCATCAATCTCTAGTCCAGATGCTTCATCAATAAGCAGTAGACCTTTGTCATTCATCGGTATAGCACCCCATGTAATTACCCATGAGTCACCAAACTTCTGAACACCACCAATGATACCAGTACGCCTAGCGTTCTCACCATTGATGTATGTCCCCATTCTGATAGTCTTGACAAATCTCTGTGCCATCTGTGATTTACCAGTACGGGTATCACCGATTACCATTGTATCAAGCCAACCTTTTAGTATACCATTACGCCATGTGATCTCAGTACAACTGAGGTACGTGAGTGCAATAGCACCAAAGAGATCAGGTCTTCCCTCAATACCCAGTGCAGACTTCCAGATGTCATAGTGCTTCTCTAGCAATACAGCGGCTGATTCCACACCCTCTGCTAACTGCTGAAAGTATGCAATACTAACATCCATATCACCAATGTATGAATTACTAACTGGTTCTGCTTTTCGTATAACATAGTAATTCTGTTGATTACGTGGGTCTGTTACTCTGCACGCTTCGAAGTTGTAATGCACTGTTGGCACTAGTCGATTCTCTTCGTATACAAAGATACCGTATCTGTTCTCGAATGTTCCATCATCCAGACCGTCTAGGAATGAAGCACTCTCCTGAAATAATATCTTTTGTACATTGACGAATGAAGCAGGTTCAGCAGTGATTGATTTACATCCAAAGATTTTTCTAACGTAGCTGTCTTGTACTGAATCATTAGCATCCACAAATTGAAGAAGTTGTCTCGGGTCTACGTCGATCTCCATCGGCACTCGACTTAGACCTACTGCACACGGTCGTGAACAGTGCACGTCCTTGCATACTATCTTCAATTTACTAGGTACTGTGTATGTCTTAGGGTCTGCTCCAATAACACTCATACCCTCTAACTTTACCCACATATTAAGGTGCTCTACATGTTCACTTCGTCCTAATGATGTGACGTCCACTTCATCATACTTAGTACTCGTTGGTTGCGATGTTTCTAGTACAGTAAATTGCTCTACGTTAATATTCTGGTATTTTACCCAGTAGTCAGTAAAGTCCTTCTCTGGTAGTTTGATCTCAATTATCTTTGATGCAATACCAAAGAGCATTTGCTTGTAGTTCTTTACTAATCTATATCCTGTAGGATCAGTATCAAGCATCAGGTATACTACTTTATCCTTGAAGAGGAAGAACTCTTGACTAGGAATGTTAGCACCACCTGTACCTGTTACTGCGTTGATACCCTGTGATCTCGCTACTAGTGTATCCTTTTCACCTTCTACTATGTAGATAGCTTCTTTTTCAAAGGCTTCATAAGGATAGAACCGTGTTTCTCCTAATCCCGTTAGTTGTACGATCTTTGTGTTACTCTCCCCTGATATTCGTCTGTGTGGCGGAAGATACTTCCTGATGTTAACACACATACCTGTTCTTGAGTACACTGGTATTGTTATTCTAAGATCTTCAAATCCTAAGTGTGCCTGTTTAATCATATCATCTGTAATGCCAAACTCGTTTAGTACCTTTACTTCACTGGGTCTACTGAGTAGTGCCTGTTCTAGCTTCTCAATGTCTGATACTGTTGGAAATGGTAGTTTACCTTTTTGTTCCCACTTGTCATATGCTTTCTTTGCAGTAGTACTAGATACGTCATACATGTGTTCTAGGAACTGCACAGCACCTCCACCAAAGCCACAACCATGACAGAACCATTGCTCTGTCTTGCTGTTGACTGTGAATGAAGGTGTAGAATCACTATGAGAAGGAAAGGGACAACTAGCGTATAACTGATCTCCATCCGTTCTTGAATAGTTTACGAATTGATCATAGATCATGTTACGCCCCCTCAACTGCTTATTTAACAGACAAGTACTCACGTACTCTCTTTAGCTACATGATGTAGCAAGTGCCTCACTCAATGGAGACGGAGAATGAGTACGTGAGTACTTTTGTTACTGTTTAATTACCGGAACAATCAGCAAGCGTATACTTTGGTGATGCGGTTTTGGATCTCACCCTGATACTCTTCCTGTGTAACCTTAGCACGAACCATCTGTCCTTCCAGTTCCTTGACATCAAGGTCGAAGTCACCAGTGGTATCGAAGCCAATTGCGGCAAGCAGTTCTCTGAGACGGAACAGGCAGTTCTCCTGCAAGATGTAGTTGTTGAAGATCGTGGTCTTCGTCTCTTCTTCCTGATACTGGACAACGATCATGTTCTTACCAGTAGAAGCCATCTTCTCCTCTGCCTTCTTGATTGTGAGAATGTACATTCCCTCAGCAAGTGGTGTTCTTTCAGGGATGCTTGAGAAATTCAGATTAACCATAAGATTTTCCTCCTGTGTTGCGCCTCTTTAATCACTATGAATGTCGGGCGATCCCACTCTAGCGTTTTATATCTTAATGCTATAGCATCTTGATAACTGGTAGAAGGACTAGGGAGCAGAGTGCATCAATCGTATTATTAACTTGTATTTGATGGTCAACGCAATCCCATCTGGTAACTTATACTGCCTCTGCTAGGCTACTGTATACTGTAGATGCATTTCGATAGCCCTTTTGTATAACAAGACGAGTACTGAGTTGCTAAGACTTCCACCTAGCTTTGTGGTTTGGTAGTTACCGATCTAACTCACAAGAGTATTTTATGCTACCACTAGCCTCGCTAGTGCTTTTCAGCTATAGTAGCAACCTTACGGATTTGTTTCCACACACTATTACTTCACTGTATTAACCACACGGGAATTTTAGGACTGCTTTCCGTCTTTCTGTGCAGTGAAGTTCATTTGCTCAGTACTCGTCTAATTACTTTACTGACCTGAGATAGCTTGCCACAACTTGATGAATGTAGGATCAAAGATAGTAGCATCCAGTTTGAGTCTTGACTTTGCCTGATACTTCTTCTTTGATACTGTGTCCATGCAGTACTTACCTGACATATCGCTGTACATATGTCCTACGATGTCAAAGTACTTACCAACCTCACCTGCTAGTTTACCCATAATTAGTGGTAAACCTTTGGTGATCCCTGACTTCTCGTCAGTGTAGAACTGTTCATGCATTGTACAGATGAATGTAATTGGTGCATCTGTAAATGCCTGTATTGACAACTTGTTGAGATCACTGATAGCGCCCCAGTCCTGAATCTGTATGTTATCTCTGAATGTTAATCCAGTACCTAACTTACCGATTGCTTTTCTCTTCTCCTGCTGTATGTCCCAGTTCAACTCTGACCATGTGTCAATAGCAATAGCTTCGAACGGCTTTGTGATCTCTTTACCTAAGTACTTAGACCACGCTACAGGATCATTCTTCTGTACCATCTTGTAGATATCATCAAGGTCTTTAAAGCTATCCATGAGGATTGGTACGATGTTACCCGTCATACTCTTAGGTAACTGACGGAGTGTCTTGAAACCATTATCAACATCAACTGCTAGTGTATACAGGCATTCTCCTGTAGTTCCTACGAAGTGTGTTTTGCCACACCCCGGCTCACCATACGCTAGTATATTCAGATTCATTGTCTTGAGATCATCCAGATTGATTAGCTTCATGCACTACCTCCACTACTAGATTATTATACCATACGTGATGTCAATTGTCAATATATAAGTTCGATATAATAAAACTTTTTTTTCTGATTATCTATCAGTCGTCCAGAGCAAGCGACTCGTACTGTACGGCTTTTTCATCCAGATGGTCTACATCACGGATGTAGTATTCCTCTGCAAAGCGATCCATTAGTGCAGTGGTATCAACATTTGAATACTGCACATCTTCGCATATGGTAGAGAATGAACACATCTGGCACTTCATCATTGACGGTTCTGGAAGAAGGTCAACTCCTATTCCTTCAATGATACTATTGCATGTCATGAACAATCCTTTGATGAAGTTACACTGATTCTCATCCGAGTACTTGCACACTGTGCGCTGTATCTCAAACTTCTTCTGTACCTTCTTAACTTCATTCATGATGATACCACCAACGGTATACTTGTTCTCTGTACCATTCATCTTCTTAACAAGTTCTGTGAGAGCAATGTAGTATACTCGTGGCTGTTCGTCCATCTTCATTAAGAATGGACTCTTAAAGGATTTAGCTGACTTGTGCTCAAATCCCCATACTTCATTGGTCTCTTTATCTACTGCGATCATGTCGATGCTTCCGCAAAGCGCGACGTCTGGTATCATGTCTTCAATCTTAAAGCCGTACTCAACATCGACTATCAAGTACTGATCAAAGTCATTCTGCAACACAGTGTCGTAATACCCTGTGAGCATGTTCGTGATCACTCGTACTTCCAGTTCATCAGTGAGAGTATTGGTGATCATGGTCATGACCTTCTCAATGGTAGCGCCTAGGTACAGTGCATGTAAGCACTCATGGAAGAACGTACCGAACCGTAGTGCCGTAGGCTGTACTTTAGGACTCAGCTTGATAGCGTTTCTGCTACCATACTGCCACTGTCTTCCACATGTCCTGCGCTGTTTGATCTCTGATACATCAATTCTTATCATCGTTACACTCCTTCGCAATTTAAGTAATCATCTGTAGGTGACATGCTAGAGCATACTATTTTTCCTGTTATGTCACACATTGTGTCACCATCACCAATGTACTGACCATTAGGACAAGTGAAGCAATCTTTAACCTTCTTCTTCTTCGCCATGTTAGAATACCTCCACATAGAGCACATAATTAAGAATAACCTGATAAACTTCTGCTCTGCAATCTGCCGCTGTATGATATCCTTGATACTTCTTAGATCTATAATATTTCCCGACTATACTCTTGATCGGAGCACCATGCTTGTAGTCATAAAGGATCTCACTGTCTGACATCTTCAATGTTCCTCAGCACAGTATCAACAGTGTGCTTTGCCCTTTCCATCGCAGTCTTTCTAGGAAGGTTATCATTGTTGAAGTACTTAGCACAGATCATGCTGTAGATTAAATGCACTGGCACTTCCTCTTCCTTGTACTTTGTTACTGCACTGATTAGTTCTTCACCCATGTCCATGCAACTTCTCCTTCTGCTCTGGTATGGCAACATACTTAACAAATGGTGTATCGAGATACCAGTAGCCATCTGTACTCTTCGTGATCTCACATGATCTCTCATGTTTCAATAAGTAACGTGCATCCTTGAGTGCCGCGTAACCATTCTTTGCCTCAAGTACCAGTACTGGCTTAGTGGAACTCTCAGTAGAATAGATTTCGTAGTTCCTCAGCATTATTTTACTCTCCCTTCTTTATATCGACTCTTATAATTGTACCGCATTCATAGACTTTGATCTTACCATCAGGACTATCAAGACGCTTTACCAGACCACTCTCAATAGTCTCTATAGCTTTGTTCACCCATACCCAGTTAACTGTCATCCGATATCACCACTCTCATTATTAGCATACAGGAATTAGTGGAAGTGTTAATTGACTTTTCTGATACTAGTTCTAGTAAAGCTACGGCATCACTGTCTAGTGTCATTGGAAAGATATTTTCATCATCACACCCTATCAGACGTACTATCACTCTCAATCTTCAGCACCACCCTTACTGCGTCTCTTACCACGTTCTGACATGTGTTATTCATTGTCACGCCACTCTTATGTATAGCGCAGTTTCTACAGTGCGTAAACTCACACTCGCAGAAAGCATTTAGAATAACTCTTGCTTCTTTGTCCTCCATTACTCTACCTCCACCAGTCTAGCGTCTATCTCCACCTCTGGTACAGGGAGAGTAACATCTTCTGATACTTCAAGGATAATCCTTACTACTTCATTTGAATTGATCGTCCAGTTGCTCAGTACTCTGAGATCAGGGCCGCCATCAACAAGAAAGCACACATGAGAATCTGTAATGTACACTACTTCCATCGTGTGCTCTTCACCTTTCAGCGTAACATGCTCTCCCATTACGAACTGTTCCCTTCTCATTGGTATCTTACTACCAGTAGAGAGTGTTACTTTATCCTGTCTCACCTTGTTGCGTCTACGATCTGACTTGATAGAAACCTTATCAGCTTCTATAGCTTTGAGTGTCAGATCACGCATGTTACCATAACCCATGTCCACGTCAAGACGTCTCTGAAAGAAGAACCCTACTGACTCGTAGTTAAACACGCGTGCATCATATATCTCACCTTCACGCGGCTGTTTTGCTACTGTATATACTCTCACCGGATTGATCCCCATGACTTGTGCGTATGCTTTAAGCGTAGGTGGTGAATCAATCACACCTTCATCTATCAGAGCATCTATAGCGTCAGTCAGGTCATTGTGGTAGTCACCTGAATAGTATCTAAGCATTATCTACATCCTCCACTTTTTAATTTCATTGTAACATAACATTGTAGCAAAGTCAATACCTTTTCTGATTACTTTTTTTAATACTCGTGGTAATCCTTATGTCGATTACGCCATATAGGTTCATAGTGTGAAAGCCATTGACTAGCTTCATCTACTGTTAGATCGTTTTGTGATATAGGTCTCCGCCATCCAAAAGAATTGCATATTCCACATATAAAATTAAACTGCGCTACTGTACATGGTGGCTCTGGTATCTCAGAAAAATTAAGGTGTATACCTTTGAATACTCTGTTCTCTGTTGACTGTCCTGTTCTTATTACAGTACGAGTACGCCATAATCCGTGATCCCATGACACTTTAGCATAACTGTAGTCTGGTCTCTCCTGTCTACTGGTAGTAGCGTATACCTTTGGCTCTGGCTTCTTATTCATGATACGATCCAGTGCCTCTTGTGCGGCTATCTTCTCAGCAGGTGTGGATGCACGATCCACAATAACTCGCCTTAGTGTTTTTGCCACTCTCTCAGATCGTGCATCCATCATCTTATTCCTCCGTTATTTTTTTCTCAGGCATTACAGGGTAGTGCATCCAGAACACGTAGATATCAGGATAGTCTCGTACTGATTGAAAGTTTCTACCACCATAACAATGTACATAGTCGAATGCTAATACCTCTTCAAGATAGTTTGCATCCTCTTCGGTAGGCGGCTGTTCACTGTTTATGTAAATCTTCTCGTTCATTCATACCACCTCCCTCTTCGAGTTTCTGGACTAACATAATTATACTCAAATGATTGAGCAATGATGCTCTGCCTGTAGAAGTCTCCTTACACAAGTCATTCAGGAAGTGGCAGATACCTTGTAGGATTTCTCCTGCCTCTCCATCAGAGTAGTTCATCATGTGCCCTTCACCATTGTCTGTAATGGAGAAGATTACTTTTCCATTAATCGCTTCCTCTGCTGTCTTCTGTACTCCTTTGATGTCAAACTGTGAATCAAACTCTTTTTTACTTTCCTGACTCATTACTGCACCCTCCTTCCGAATGGGATGTATGGACACCCCTTTGTTCCTAGTGGAAGTGGTCTGATCTCATACCTCCACTTGTACGCATCTTTTCTTCCTACTGCTTCTATTAGTTGATTGACTGCATCTTCTTGTGATACACCGTAGATACCTCTTCTCCACTTATGTGTAATTCTGTTGTACACTCCGAAGCGTGTACTCTCTGCATACTTCTTCATGTAACG